GCATCGAGCGGGGGACTTGGTAAAAGCAGACTCTCCCGCTTTTAGGGCAAATCCTTGGTTGGCCAACATTAATCCGGAAGAGATTGTTTACACCGCCCCGTATGTTGATGAGATGCACATGTTTACGCATACTCTGGATGAGCTAGGAAACGCACTGCGTCCAGGCTCTGGTCTGCCCCCACGGCTGCAGCTCAAGCCTGAGGACATGCAACAGTTGGGCATTGAGAAGGCCTTCCGGTTGGTCAACGACATCAACGACTGGCGACTTCAACAGCGGATAGCCTTGAACCTCGAAGAGGCCAAACGAGCCGCAGTGACGGTCAAGCAGTATCCCGACGCTCCTGGCGGGCCGCAGTGGCAAGCGCTAAAGGCACCTACGTACACCGAGCTGCCTCCTGGGTACGCCATAGAGCAAGTGGATTACGCCACTTCTGTTCTCAAAGGTCCGGATGGAAAAACCCTGACCTACTTTGGGTCCACTGATGGTCCGGCATCAAACCATCAAAAAGAAGCGCTTTCTTTCTTGGCCAAGAACGACCTTGAGCGGGCACTGAAGTATGAGGGCTCGACCATGCGCCATTGCGTAGGTGGGTACTGTGATGACGTGTGGAGTGGGCAGACTAGGATTTACAGCTTGCGTGACTCCAGGGGCGAGCCACATGTGACGATTGAAACGGCTCCGGCAACTAGGGGTGTATTCCAAAACATAGAAACGTTTTTACAGGAGAACCCTGGGAATATAACCGGGCGTTTAGGCTTTGACGCAGATGATTTCCTTTATGCACGACAAAACGCTTCCCCGTTTAATCCTGAGGCGGAAAGGGAGCTTGATAGGTTTTTTAATGCGGTACAAAACACCCCTGAGTTTAACCAATGGAGTCAATCAAGGCCGGTAGAGGAAAGGATTCTCCAAATCAAAGGCAAAGGCAATCAAAAGCCGGCGGAAAAGTACATTCCGTTTGTGCAGGACTTCCTTTCTTCACGGCGGTGGTACAGCATAGGGGATCGTGAAAACACTGACCTTGTCCCCCTCCAGCCTATGTTTCTAAAGAATGCGCAAGACCGCGGAATTACCCCAAACGTGGTCACAACCGCCGGGGATCAGCCTTACATAACCAAGGAAGAGTTCAACCGACTTGCAAAGCTCTTCGGGGGTGTGAACGAATATGCAGCCGGCGGCGAAGTGACCAACGACGAGTTCATCGAGCAGATGACTGTTGGAACGCGGCCCACGGACCAAGGGCCAGTGCCTTATGACCAGACCGCTGCGGCGCGGTTCGCGGACTATCTGCGTGCGCCTGTTGATTTGGCGCAGACGGCGGTGCGTGGGACGATCGGCTCGGTGGTTGGGCCGGCGTATGGTTTGTACAAGGGTATGACTGGTGGCAAGTATGGTACGGCCGAGGGCGTGCGCGAGGCCAGCACGGCTGGTGGCGAGTTGATGCAAAAGATCACTGGTGAGCCGAAATCCCAGGCCGCGAAGGATCTTCTGCAGTTCTTGGGTGAGAAGGCGGAGGCCTTGAAGCTTGCTCCGATGCCGCAGTTGATAACGGCGCCCATACCTGGTCGTGGTGCGGTGCGGTTTCAGGGTGAGGCGGCCAAGGGCGCGGTGGAGGATATTGCCTTGCGTGCGGTGCGTGCGCAGACGCAGAATCCTGACATTACTGCTGCGCAGCTCTACAACGCCATGCTTGGAAAGCAGGCGCCTGGGGCAGCGGCTGTTAAGCCCACAGGAAGTGGGAGCAGCGTACCGAAGGCCACTAGTATTTTTGAGGAAATCCCGACAACCAGAACAACGGCTACACAGTATGGAGTGGAGTTTGTTCAGTCCCCGTTTGTTGGCCGTCTGGATAAGATGATTGCTGAACTGCCTGGACCGGTGCAAAAAGAACAGTTTCTTAACCAGCTCAAGGGTAAGTTCAGGGATTACGACATTGGTAGAGCTAAAGAGGCGCTAAGGGACCTGCCTGACAACGCCAAGATTACGCCGTTTGATCTCTTGAATAAAATCAAAGAGGACTTCGACCCCTCAAGGTACGGCACGTCTATTATCAAGCCCGACCCAAACAACCCTGACAGATTTTATGCTGGCACGGATGACATCTATAAGGCCCCTCTAGGCATTATCCATTTGCGTCAGCTTCCCAATCCCTTGGTAAACGCTGACCTTGATCAAACCAAAAAAATGTACGATGCCCTACGATCAAAAACATATGGTGGAATAGTTTCTGACCTAAGAGAACCAGATGTATTTAACAACTATAAAAACAATGTAAATGAGCTTTTGCGTAGTATTAATCAACCAGAAAAGTCTGAGGGAGCAAACAAGCTATTGAACCAGGCTCAGTACTCACTAAAGCTCTATGATGAGATAAGTGATGCTTATGACACTATCGTTTACCCAATTTTAAGCCCTCTTTATAAAGCTCTTCAAAACCAGCAAAAAGCTACGACTGGGAATGTCGATTCCGCTGCATCACTTAGGATGACGATTCAAGCGGGAGCGGATAAGCTGGAAAATCTTTTTCCCGGAACCAAGGTAGAAAGTTATCTGGATGTACAGACTTTGTTAAGCTTGGATCCCGTTACTCGAACAAAGGCTGCTTCAAATATTGCAAGTATAGTAAACCCGCTCTCAAGTGCAGTAAATGAAGTGTTTAGACAGAATATGACCGACTTGAGGAATCTATTAGAAAAATCCTACACAGATCCTAAGTCTCCTCTAACGCAGTTTGAGTATAAAGGCCAGCACGCTAATATGGTTAGGACGCCTACCCAGTCGGGCATTCCTAACGAGATAGCCTTTAGTCGTTATTCAGAGCACACAACGGACGTTCCGGGTTTAGGAAAAGTTGATGGTATTTACGTTAATGAGCTTCAATCGGATAGGCTAGATGACATTCGTGGCAAGGGTCCTTTAGGTGGTAGCCCAGCAAAGGACCTTCCCAAAGCGACTGAACTTAGAAATAAACTTCAAGATTTGACAGAGCAAGCAGCTGTTGAAAACCAGCGCTACTTGGACAACCCAGTTGCGGAACAAAGAGAAAAGCTTAGGGAAATTATGAAGCAACAGGAAAAAACTCAGCAACAATTAGCTAAGTGGACAAAACGCATTACCCAGGGGGACTACAAGATCAAAGAATCTTTTTTTGGAATGGAGGAGTCCCCGCAAGTCATACAGCAGTTAATGGCAAAGAACGTGGTTGCTGCGGCAATCCAGATGGGCAAGAACTTTGTTGCTTTTCCTGGCGCGGAGTCTGCTCAACCTCAGCTGTATGAAAAACTGCCTAACAACTTGAAGCAGGTGGTCAAGGACCTTGGCCCTGGGTTTGAGTATAGGCCCATCACCCTAAGGACTCCCGATGGCCAAGAAATGATGCATCCGGCAATCGTTTGGGATAAGTATGGTGCTGGAAAGATTGGCGCAGAAGGTGTCCCCTTCAAAAAAGGTGGTGAGGTTCGTACACAGGACTTTATTAAGAAGGTTTTGAAGTGAAGACCATCGTCCACGTCAACCAGCATGTGATTAAGGCCAATTCCAAGTCCGGGGAGAAGAACCCGGTGTTGACGGTCAAAACGTACAAGGACAATACTTATGCGCACGAGGTGGAGATCACCGGGCCGTGCAAAGTGATCTATAGTCCGGATAAGCCACTTTCTTGTGGCGCAAGGGTCTGGATTGAGACACAATCGGAGGTTATTCCGGTTGTTAGAAATGAGGATATGGCGCTATGCCCATCGACAAGGCCGTAAACGAAGCCCCGATTCTTGAAGTTGTATCCGTTGAGGCGGATGCTCCTGACATTGAGATTGTCCTAGAAGAGGACGGTGGTGCCACTGTAGAGATTGGCCCATCGGAGGACGAAGTTGATTTCTACGCAAATCTTGCGGAGGTTATTGACCAGGATGAGCTAGACATGATCGCTGCTGATTTGTCTGGCATGTTCGATGCGGACAAGTCCAGTCGTGAGGACTGGGAGCGGATGTATTCAAAGGGCCTGGAGTTGTTGGGCCTGAAGATTGATGAGCGCACTCAGCCTTTTCGTGGTGCAGCAAACGCGGCCCATCCGATGCTCACAGAGAGCATTGTGCAGTTCCAGGCGCAGGCGTTTAAGGAGCTGATGCCCGCGGGCGGCCCTGTTCGGACGCAGATTGTTGGAAAAGAGACCGTGGACAAGGCGCAGCAGGCTGCCCGGGTTCAGGATTTCATGAATTACCAGCTCACGACGGTGATGGAGGAGTACACACCGGAGATGGACCAGGCCTTGTTCTACCTTGGATATGGTGGATCGGTCTTCAAGAAGGTCTATTTTGACGAGCAGATTGGCCGGATGGTCTCCAAACTGGTCCTGGCTGACGATTTGTACATCCCGTACAACGGTTCGAGTGTGATGTCGCAATGCAGTCGCATTACGCATCGCATTGCCATGGACTCAAACGACTTCAAAAAGCGGATTGTGTCTGGCGAGTACGTGGATTATGACTTCCCGACCAATGAGAATGACCCGTCGCCGACGCCAATTCAGCAGGCTGTCAACAAATCGACGGGAATTCAGCCCACGGGTGAGGTTGGAGAGGTATTTTTGCTTGAATTCCATGTGAATTTGGACATTCCTGGCTTTGAGGACAAGGACGAAGAGGGCGAACCGACCGGAATCAAGCTTCCGTACGTCGTCACGATCGAAGAGTCCTCTATGAGAGTGGTCGGAATTCGCAGAAATTGGGAAGAAGACGACGAATTAAAGCGTCGGATCGAATATTTTGTGCACTACCCGCTTATCGAAGGCCTTGGTGCGTATGGCTTGGGCTTTGTTCACCTAATCGGTAGCCTCTCGAAGGGTGCGACTGCTGCGCTGCGTCAACTTTTGGACGCGGGAACGCTCTCAAACCTGCCTGCGGGCTTTAAAGCCAAGGGTGCGCGGATCGCGGACGATGATAATCCGATCCAGCCGGGTGAATGGCGGGATATTGATGCTGGTGGTGCGGAGTTGAGCGCATCTTTGATGCCGCTGCCGTACAAGGAGCCGTCGCAGACCTTGTTTGCGCTGCTTGGATTCTTGGTAGACGCTGGAAAGCGTCTAGCCAGCACGGCCGACATGATGGTTGGAGACTTCAACCAGAACGCCGCGGTCGGAACGACGAT